TCAATATTTCCACTAGCAGAAGCAGAACGAATAAAAGGGCGACTAATATTTGAACCGCCAACCATTACAAAATCTGTTGCCGCAGAACCTGAAGATTCAACCCTAAATTGCGTACCATTGCCAGTACCAAGATTGACGTTACCAGTGCCTTTGGAATTGACATTTAAATCAGCATTAGCACTTCCACTAGAAGCATTGATAGATGTTGTTACACCAACAGTAGTAAACGTACCAGCCGCAGGGGTTGTGCCGCCAATGACTGTGTTGTCTATCGTGCCGCCTGTGATGGCTACATTGGCTGGATCGTATGAATCGGTGTTGTCTACCTTCTGCCAAATAGAGCCATTAAAGATAGCCCAGTCACCAACCTGCCAGTCGGTAATGCCGTTCAGATTGGTTGTGCCTGCTACGTCAACAACGTAGTAATACCCTTGCACACCTACACTGCTAGTTAATGTAGGCGTGTTTGTAGATGCGTTCCAAGTCCCTTGGTATCCAACAAGGCCGACAGAGCCAGCCGATGCCCAACCGGTTCCAGTCAGAACATAGCCCTCTTGCCCAGCTAAAGGCTGTGGAACTTCACCTTGTATCCCGTCAGTTGACGCTGTGGGAGCGGTAAAGGTTCCAAAATCTACTATACCCGTGTGTGGGGCAATAGACATTTACAAACTCGCTATAAATGCTTGGTGTTTAGCCAATAAATCTGCTTTGATTACTGCAATTTCTGCATTAGCCGTATCTAGTTCTGCCTTCGCTTTTTCAAGTGCTTGCAGTTTAGACGCATACTCAGTCATCTGATCGTTTGCACTTTTTTGGAGTGCGGCTGCACCAGCCATTGCTTTTTGGGCATCTGCAAGTTTTGCTTGTGCTTCAGTATCAGCGGCCTGTGCTTTGGCTGTCAGCGCATCCGCTTTAGCTTGTGCAATCTTAACGAGTTCTGTAGCCTGTGCTTTAGCATCCGCTATTGTGCTTGCTGCCTCTGCTGATGCTTTTTCTAACGCTGCTTGTGAATCAGCCGCATTTTGAGCAACCGTATCACGCAACTTTAAAATCTCATCTGCAGGAGCCACCAACTCAATATACTTTTTGTTCTCAGCCGTCGCCGCTTCTAATGCGTCTACTTTTGCTTTATAAGCAGCGGGGTTGGCAACAACCGTGAGCAGATCCATAAGCTGGCTTGAACCACCACCGCCCATTGGTGTTCCGTCTTGGTTATACGTGGTCATGATAATCCTCCGCCACCGGCTTGGATAATGGTCAATGTTGCAGAACCTGTAGTGCCAGTGTCTAAAACTAAACGAACACCTGTGCAAGGATACGCAATGTTTCCGTTAAAGTTCGCTGTTGCTGGTGTTCCAGAAGGTGTGGACGGGTGATAGAACCATGTTGCTGAAGAGGGAGTAAATCCCGCAGCAAATACATCGTCAAACGTGTATTGAACATAGGCGTTCACCGTTCCAGTAATTACCAATGCAAGACCCCAATTTGCAGGGGATACATAGGTATCTACTGGATAGACGTTGGAGTTACCGACTCCCCTAACGGTTAGTCTGACTGGGCGCATTTTACGCTCCTATCAGACTTGGCTGGGGTTAGCTGAGCCGTTAGATTCACGCACGACGTACACGCATGTAATCGTAGCAGCACCGCCACTAGCCGTACCAGCGCAAGCGTAGATTGATTGGATGACCAAATCAGTTGAGCCAACGTTCAGATATGTGCCGATCTGTGCGCCTGTAACAGTTACAGTTGCACGGCCCACAGCCAAAGGTGTAGTAGTTGCACCGCCAACGGTGGCTAAAGAAGTGCCAGCAGCAGTTTGAATAGTGATTGTGTTACCAGTAGTACCAGCGTAAGCGGTGGTAATGTCTACTAGGAACTCTAAAATTTGTGCGCCAGCAGGTAAAACAAATTCTGTAGTAGCAGTGGTGTCGCTAACAGTGGTCTGGCCAGTCTGTGTAACAACAGTTGCGCCCATGTTGCGAATCGTGCCAGCAGTAGTGCCAGTAGTGTTTTTAACAGTGCCGAGCAGCCAAGGGCCAAGGTGTGATGCGAATCCCATGATATTTCCTTACATACAAGTTAAGTGCATCAATCTGTATGTCGTCAGCCGGGACTGTTTGATGCACCGGTAAATCCCGGATTACTGTGTTTATACCACTACGCTTACTTGGGCGCAACAAGTTTGTTTGATTTCTTTAAATTTTCTTCTTGCGTGATGACGCGCAGGTTCCACGGGACATGCAAGCCACAGACTTCATGCGATTGCAATGGCACGATGTGGTCGACCACGTATTGTTCGCCAGTGGTCTTGGACATGGTAATGGCTATCTGATAAAGCTGGCGTATTTCAGATTTTTGTTTGTGCGTCAGCCACGGCGGGGTGGCATCACGAAACCGACGACGGCGAAAACTGGTAAGTGTTTTGTACAAGTCAGGGTTACTTTGCTTGTACTTATTCTTGTACGCCTGTTTTTCTGTTGTGGGACGTGCTTGTGCGCGGGCAATAACCTGTGCCCTATTTTTCTCATAATACCGCTGTTTAGCTTCTCCACCTGCATCTGACTTGTTGTACTGCTTGAAGTACTCCGCGCGGTTGCTACTGCCTTTTTCCCACTCAACTTTTAAACATTCTACACACGCGCCTTTGGTTTTGCGTGCAACTATGTGCCCGTGCTTGCAAGGCTGTCCAGTGAAATAATACTTGGCACCAGTAGCTTTAGCTTCGGCGCGGGTCTTGGGCAAGTTGGTAGTGTCCACGTTAGCTCCTGTGTTACGACACAGGTAATATACCACAACCAAAACAAAAATCAACACCCAAAGAAAAAGGGCCCCGAAGGGCCCTTTTAGTAGTACTTTTGGTACTAATTTCAGGATGTACCGGGTGAACCGAAGACACCCAGAGGGTCAGACCAGCCAAAGCTGTAACGCTCACGGGCCTTGTAACGGACGTTGCCGGTATCAAAATCCCCATCCATTGAGTTTTGCAATGGAGTACGTTCGAAGTGCTTCAAACCGTTAGGTACATCTGTACACAAGAACCAAGCATTATTGTCGGTCAAGAAGTGGTTAACGGTGTAGCCTTCAGGGATAGAACCGTTATTCTTGAGCGCGTTAATGTCGTTGTCGGTTGTGCCAACACGCAAAGAAGTCTCAAGCAAACGAGTTGCAACGAACATCAGTGCAGGTGGAACAATCAACTTACGTGGCTTAGCAGCGATCAACAGACCGCGCTCATCAGTCCAAGCGGCGATTTGAATAACGGCGTTCTCAAGAGAAGTTTCGTTCAAATCAGCGTTTGTTGATGGACGGTTGCTGTTAGTAGCGCCGTTGACCAAGGGGTGTGCAGTGCTAAACAAAGCAACGCCGTCGCCACCGGGATAAGCGGCAGAGAAACCATTGTTGATAACGTTTGCAGCTTTAACCTGCTTGGTGTAAGACATAGCGCGAGCCAAGGCTTTGGTGTAACGAGCAGACAGGCTGTCATACAAGTTATCTTCCACAGCTTCTTCCGTGATGGAGAAGCCTAGAGCAATAGTCTCGTGGTTGTAACGTGCTGTGAAAGCTTCCTGTGCATTGTCATAAGCGATGGCAGAGCCCTCACTCTTAACAGGTGCAGCAGAGAAACCAGACAGTTTTGTCTCTTCTTCAAAAGAACGCTCAGATTTCTCTGTTTCGTAGAGTTCTTTGTGCTCTTCGCCGTAACGAGCGTACTCCAAACCAAACAAAGCGTTCAGGCCCGGGAGGAGTTCTTTAAGTAGTTGTGCGCGTGAAATAGCCATTTTAAATTACTCCTTAAGCAATGCTGGTGCCAGCATAGTACTGATGCTGACCAAAGTTAATTTTGACCAAGATCTCTGGGTACTGCACGAGCACTAGCGTAGAGCTGGCACCAAACGCAACAGCGGGAGCTTGATTCAAAATAAACGATGTAGCACCGGCAGATGCGGCGGTGTCGACAAAAGAACCGGAAGAAATGTACTGTCCATTTGAATCCAGCGAACCAACGTCTGTACCAACAGGCAACGCGAACGGCAAAGCCGAGCAAGTTACGGTAGCGGTAGAAATGCTGGTATAAGTTACTGTACCTAAAGTAACAGCCGTGTCAGTCACCAAACCAAGCACGCGAACGGGCAAGGAAGAGGTGGTTGCAGGAGTGTCGCTCGGTGCAAGAATGGCATTTTTAGAGTTGCCAGTTGCAGTGCTACCTGTGTTGTTAATCATGGCCAAGTTTTGGCCAATCATGGCGCGAGCGCCAGAAGCAACAGCAGTAGTAGCAGAACAAACGACACCTTTAAACACCGTGTCAGGATCATCACAAACAATCGCAACAGCGTCACCAGCTGCAGTTGATGCAGGCCAGTATTGCTGGAATTGCTTTTGTTTTGTAACGGGGTTAGTAAACGAGCATCCCAAGAAGATACCTGTTTGATTGCCTGCTGTGCCAGTAGACACAGACAGACGCACGATTTCACCACGAGACAAACCTACGTAATCGCCGTAGAAAATGTTTGTGGAGTAACCGTTAGTAATCGGATACTCACGAGTAGAACCCGCAAATACCTGACCTCCGATCAAATTGATCGGTTTTAGCCCGTAAGGGG